GAGCAGAAGAGCCTTTTATAAAATATAAAGAAGATGTAGCAGATCCTTTCTTTTGGCAACGTCCAGATGCGAGAAGCATTCATGGTGAGTATACTAAAAGTAGATCTGAGGTACAGAGAAAGTCTCAGAATTATCGAATTCAAGGATCAGCAGCGGATTGTTCGAAATTAGCTGGCGTGATGTTTTTTAATCAACTAATTCAGCGTGGACTATTATTTACTGTGAAAATAGTAAATATGGTTCACGATGAATTTAATGTTGAAGCTCCTGACGAAATAGCAGAAGAAATGTCAGATTTACTAATTAAATGTATGTCAAAAGCTGGAGATCAATTTTGTAAAACAGTGCCTTTAACTGCAGAAGCAGAGATTGGTGATCATTGGATACATTAATGAAAACAAAAAAGAAAGTGAAAAAATTATACGAAATTGGAGCTGAAGTTTGGATTACACCAATTGACGGCGATCCAAGAGCAGCAAAAGTCGTAGGATATATTGATTATCCACGCGTTATCCCTATTGTTGAATTTATGGGCAAAACTGGTACTCTAGTAAAGAATTCTTTTGATTATGCAAGAATTTGTCATTACAATGATAGACCAGAACATGAACTTTTTGAAAATGGATAATCAATATTTAATAGGTGAAGTTGTGTGGATCCGCCCCTCCAATGCAACACCGAGAGAAGCAACAATTAAAGGTTATGATCCAACTGACGGAGTCCCTCTGATAAGATATCAAGGGGATAATGGAGAGTGGCATGAGAGTAGATTCTCTACTTTACTCATGAGTACTTATAATGACCGACCAGATATTGATGAAAATATTAACGGTTAGTTATGAAAACTATAAGAAACGGTGTTTTTGAGACCAATAGCTCATCTTCACATTCAATTTCTATTGGACCTTACGAAGAAGTACAATCCCTAAGGTGGGAATCAGTTTTTGAAATAGAGGAAGGAAAGGCTATTTTATACCCAGGAAAATTAAGCACACATGTTAAGTATCTAGGAGAAGCTTCACAGACAAGATGTGAAACTTTATTTGATAAGTTAGCAATGGTTGTTAATTGGCTCCAGGGCCTTAGAGATGACTCTTGGTTAACTTTAGATGAATTTGATATCGCTATTCTTAGAATTAAGGAAGATTTTGAGCTTGATGATATTGTGTTTAGTACTTATTCTGATTATTATCCATATTCTGAATATGGTGATAATCCATTTTCTAGGGAAGAGAATTTTCAGGAAGACTTCGAAGGCCTACTAAAAGTCGTACGAGATAATACTCAAGTAATCATTGATGAAGACATTCCAAACTAATGAAGATAATATGTAGAAGCATATTTGAAACTAATAGTTCGTCAACTCATAGTACAACCATTATGACTGTTGAGGATTATCAAGAATGGAAAAAAGACATCTTGTGTTATGATGAAGATAGTCACAAACTTATTACTAAAGAAGAACGTCTAGCAATGGCTAGAGAGAGTTATGAGAAATATCAAGTTCATTCTAGTCCAAATACTATTCCAGACGTAATTACTGATGAGCAAATTGAAGCTCATATTGAAGAAGAGTTAGATGAATTTCCACAAACTTATTCAGACTATAAAGCTATTGCAGGAGATTATGAAACTGATACAAATCAATTTACTACTCCTGGCGGTGAAGAAATTATAGTCCTTTGTTATTACGGTTATAATTAAACCAAATTACATGAAAACAATTAGATACAACATTTTTGAAACAAATAGTTCTTCTTCTCACTCTATTACTGTGAGTCGAAGTGGTAATTATGTAAATGATTCTCTTTTTCCAGAGCCTAATTCAGCTGAACCAGTAATTCTCTTAGATGGTGGTAATTTTGGTTGGGGTGTGGATGTGTTTACAGATTCAAATACAAAAGCAAATTATTGTGCTATTGATTTTGCTGCAAATGATGAGCCGATTAAACTTATACTTTTACAGAAAGTTATTGAGGATATGACTGGCTGTAATGTAGTAATTGATTTAGACGATTTTTCTCATATTGATCACCAAAGTATTGGAACAGCTGATGATGAACTTATGGATTATCAGGATATAAAGGACTTCGTCTTTAATCCTGAATCAGAGTTGCTCATTGATAATGATAATCATTAAAAGATAAAACAAATGGAATTACTTTATAAATATCAAAATGGAAATGTTCTCGTTTCTATTTTTGATGATGGAACAAAAATACAAGAGTGGCCTGATGACGAAGCTCCAGCTCCCATTTATCCGAATTCAATGGATGTTAAGATTACAAATAAATGTAACTTAGGTTGTAAATTTTGTCATGAAATGTCTGTTCCTGATGGAAAACATGCAGATCTTAGTGATTTGCTTGAGATTCTTGAGGATCTTCCAGCTGGTACAGAATTAGCTTTGGGTGGTGGTAATCCACTTGAACATCCTTGGCTTAAGTCATTTCTTATGGTTTGTCAAGATTGGGAATTTATTCCAAATCTTACAGTTAATGGTAAGCATGTTGAAAAATATGCTGACTTACTCAATACTTTGATTGACGAAAGGTTAATCTATGGCTTGGGTGTGTCTATTGAAGATGACTTTGATTTTGCTATTATGGATAAAATCCATAATGTATCTAATGTTGTTTATCATGTTATAGCTGGTGTAAATGATTATACCATTCTAGACAAAATAAAGGACAGGATGGGCAAGGTATTGGTCTTAGGATACAAAGATGTTGGCAGAGGCATAACTAATCATTCTGAACTTACTGATGTACTTCAGAGTGAGTGGTTTGGTCATATCAAACTTTATATTCATAGACTCCACATGTCTTTTGATAACCTAGCGGTTAAGCAATTAGACATTAAATCTTATTTATCTCCGGAAGAATGGGATGAATTCTATATGGGAACTGACGGACAGTTTACTATGTATATAGATGCTGTTAGTCAAGAGTTTGCAGTTTCTTCTACTTCAGTAACTCGTTATCCACTAAAAGGAACTATTGAGGAAATTTTCTCGAAAGTTCAAAGTGAACCAAAAAATTAACACAAAAAATTTGGTAAAGTCAGAAAAAATGCTTATCTTGTAGTATAATTCTAAAGTAAAAAATAAGAAATGAAACAAGGTTTAATCTATAAATACACTTCACCAAGTGGTAAAAGTTACATCGGGCAAACATCTGATGAAAATTGACGAATGAAGTGTCATAAAAGTTCAAATTGTAAGACTAAGTTTAATTCTGCCATTAAAAAGTATGGTTTTGAAAATTTTACATATGAAATTTTATTTAAAACTTCTTTTACCAAAGATTTGGAAAAATTAAAAGATGTGCTTAATCAAATGGAAATTGCCTTTATTGAATATTATAATTCATTTAATAATGGTTATAATCTAACTAAAGGTAGGGAGGGTGCATTAGGAGTTAAGTTATCGCAAGACGCTTTGGAAAAGTGTAAGAATACTAGACGACTTAAAAATCCAACATGAGGTGATAAATTACTAGTCATTGATGCTACTATAAAAAGAGAGGCAGCTAACATTAGACGCCAAGAGAAATTACGGCAGTTAGAAAAACGAAGACGACCTCGTATTTTACAATATGATTTAAATTTTAACTTAATTACGAAATGACAAACTCTTTCTGATATTAACAAATGCTTAGGTCTTTGTGAAAATGGAATTAGAACTTGTTGTCGAGAAAAGAGACTTAATTATAAGAGTTATATTTGGAGATACGAAGAAAAAGAAAAGAATGAGAAACTATAAAGTAGAACGACTTCTAAATGGAGAATCTTTCATTACTTCTGAAAAAGGAAACTCAATGCTTCCTATAATCAAATCAGGTCAGGAACACAAATTATCACCGGCTCAATGGGAAACTGTTGAAGTCGGTGATGTTGTCTACTGCAAAGTCAGAGGTAATTACTACACGCATTTAGTAAAAGCAAAAAATAATGATCGTGGTTGTCTAATTGGCAATAATCATGGTCATCTAAACGGTTGGACAAAAGCTGTTTATGGTAAAGTAACAGAAATATTATGAGAAGACAATCAGGATATTATTGGGTAAAAAATCCAGATCCTATAGCATGGACCATTGCTTATTGGAATGAATCATTAGGTTGGTGGGTTGGTGATTTTGAATCAAAAAAATTAGATGATTATTGGTTAATCATTGACGAAAGACAAATTGTCCATCGTGAATAGAATCTTTATAAATGACACTTGACAGAACTGAGCGACAAAACTTAGGAGTTAAGCGTTGGATACAAGCTGGTTGTAGAGGAACTCTACAATGGTGTACAGGCGTTGGTATCATTAAAAATGATATAAATTAAATTAAGATAGTATCAGGATAAAAATCAATGTATGTCGTATATTTTAGATTTTATGTGCAATAAAAATATTACCTTTGTGTAATATAATAAAAATATAAAATATGGGAAAAAGACACGAACAAAGAATTTATGATGAATTAGCTACTAAATATTTAGTAGAAGGATTTAGTTTGATAGAATTATCAAAACAATCAGGAATAGATAGAAGAACATTATCTACTAATTTTAAAAGTATGGGAATTAAAATAGTTAATAAACAAAATTTAACTAAATTTGATGAACATATATTTGATGAAATAGATAATGAAGAAAAAGCATATTGGTTAGGATTTATTTTTGCAGATGGTTATATATCAAGTTCAAGTAATAATTTTGAATTATCTCTTGGAATAAAAGATATAAATCATTTAGAAAAATTTTCACAATTTATGAAATATGTTGGACAAATAAAACAAGATTCTTATAGATGTAGATTTTCATTGAGAAATAAACATTTATGGAATATATTAAATAATTATGGTTGTACTCCTAAAAAATCATTAACTTTAAAATTTCCAAATATAAATATCTTTAAATCTGAGGATTTAATAAGACATTTTATAAGAGGATATTTTGACGGAGATGGTTGTATTACATATCAAAAAGATACTTATTTTGTAAGTGCTGTTTGTTCTGTAATTGGTACTCCTGAATTTTTAAGTAAATTTGAACAATTATTAAATTTTGAAAAAGAAATTACTAAGTGTAAAGATAAAAGACGAACTAATAATACAATTAGTTTATCTTTTAAAAGATCCGAGTCATTAACATTAATGATGTACTTATATGAAAATTCTTCTATTTATCTAGAAAGAAAATTTAAATTATATTCATTTTTTAAAAATGGATGCCGTTCATTAGAGGAATTTAGTGAATTATTATTGACCAATATCGGGGAAAGCTGTGATGCCAATCCCGAGATAAATGATTAGATTACGAAAGGCTAATCATCATCGTAACGCGTAGGAGATGAATAAATATAATTCTCCCAAGAGTGGTTAACATCCAGAACGGATGAAAAGGTACGCTGGTCTTATACAAAATAGAAGTATAAGAAGTTAAGATAAAAAGCTTAACGATAACAAAAACGAAAACGCGTGCTGCATTAACAGCAATTAAAGGTTTTTTAGCAAAAAACCAAAACAAGATTATTAAGGTTGTTGTACCTACTGAGCATTTAAAAATTCAGTGGATGCAAGAGCTTTCCAAGTATGGATTACTTCAAGATGTTAGTGTCGAGATTATTAATTCAGCCATTAAAAATACAAATTCAATAGACTTTTTAGTCTTGGATGAGTGTCATAGAATTCCTTCTGATACTTTTTATGCTGTCTTTAATCAAAGACAACCTAAGATTGTATTAGGACTTTCAGCAACATTTAGTAGATTAGATGGTCGCCATGAATTACTTAACAGATTTTGCCCAGTATGTGATGTTATCCATATAGGTGAAGCAATTGAGAATGAATGGTTAGCCCCTTATAGAGAGTATAAAGTTATTATAGAGCCGGATGATATTGAAACTTATCGAGAGATAAACCGTCAATTTCATGAGGCTTTTGCTATCTTTAATTTTGACTTTAAGTTGGCTATGGATTGTGTAACTAATATCATATCACGAAGAGTGTATGGTAAAAAGTTAGGAATGGCTGTCTCTGATATGGATGGAGTAGTTTTTACTTGGAGTCGTTGTTTAAAAGCTCGAAAAGCTTATGTAATGAACCATCAGAAAAAAATTGATATTGCGAGAAGAATCATTGAGGCTAGACCCAATGAAAAGATTATTACTTTCTCTGCAACAATTGCCCAGTCTGAGAAGATAGGGAGTGGTTATGTTGTGAATTCTGGAAAAACTAAAAAGAAAAACAGAATCACAATGCAAGAATTTGCAAAGTTAAATCGCGGTGTAATTCATACTGCAAAAAGTCTTGATGAAGGGTCAGATGTACCTGGATTGAATACTGCAATAGTACTTTGTAATACATCTTCTCAAACTCAAAAGACACAACGAATTGGTCGTGTTATTAGATTTGAAAAGAATAAAAAAGCAGAAATTTTTACTCTTGTAATAAAGGGAACAATGGAGGAAGGATGGTTTAACACATCTACAGCAGGAAACAACTACATAGAGATTACCGAGTCAGAATTAGATGAAGTACTATCTGGACATGTGTCAACTAACTTAGAACAAGAAGCTAAGGAGGTTGGAATAATGTTTAGATTCTAAATTTTATTTTATGATATCAGAAAAAATGTTAGAACTGTTAACGCTTGTGCACATCTTGGATTGCTGTGCAAGTATTACGTCAGCTGAATATAACAGTTTGAAAGAACGTTATAAGATGCTAAGAGATGAATTTATTAAAGAACAATTACAGTACCCCATTATTAAAAATCCCGTAACGGATATTAAAAGCGATGAATGTAGCTAAAACCTACAATGCATGCAGCATTTTGAATTATCTTTGCAAGAAGAAATTAATATATACATTAATAGTGGATTAACTCCCACAGAATTATTTGTATTAAGATTACTTCTCTTAGCTGTAGATGATGAACCTAAATATTTAGTTAATTATATCTCGAATGTTCGAGAAGGAAAGGCTATTTTTAGACAGGTTCTTGAATCTCTAAAAGAGAAGAAAGTTATACTCTCGAGTTTTAAAGTTCCCTGTGAAGGTGAGACTTTAAATTATAAAAATATACCCTTTAATAAGAATTTTATGAAGTCGTACATTCGAGAATCCAATGAGATTGGTAAAGAGTTATTTGATGCATATCCTCCGTTTATTAATATAAATGGTAAGTTATGTAGCATTAAAAATTTTACAAAAGCCAATTTATATTCCTTTGAAGAATTTTGTTTATATTATGGAAAAGCTATTAAAAATGCTAGTGCTACTCACGAAAGAGTGATAGAAGCATTAGAATTTGGCAAAGAAAATAATTTAATTAATTATTCAATAATTGAATTTATTGCTTCCCGAAAGTGGGAAGAAATTGAATATATTCAAGGTAGTGGAAATATTAATGGGTATAACAATTCTGAACTACTATAATGCAGGGAGTAGATCAGTTATTTAACAATATAGAAGAGGGAAGACAGGGTCGCAATATTGGAATAAGCACTGGCTTACCAATAATTGACTCTTTAATTTATGGTATTCAAAAGAAGTATTTATATACTATTGGTGCTGACACATCTGGTGGTAAAACATCATTTGCTGTAGATACCTTCGTTTACAATTTAATAAAGAATGCAAATGGAAATCCTGTTTCTATTCTTTATTATTCTTTTGAGATGTCTAGCGATATTTTATTTGCTAAGTTATTATCCTTACATATCTTTGATACGTATGGTGAAATAATAACTTATGAAGATATTCTCTCTTTAACAAAACCAATCACTCCAGAACAACTTCACTTTGTGAATATATCGAGAGATTGGCTATACGACCTTCAAACACATGTGACTATCTATGATAAAGCGCTTTCTCCAAATGGAATTTATGCAACTTGTAAAGAGTGGCTTAAACAATTTGGTCGTTTTGTCGAAATTGGAGAACACAGAGAAGAGTATATAGATGATGATCCCCATCGATACAAAGTAGCTCTAATTGACCACGTAGGCTTGATAACTGGGCCAGGGTCAAAGAAAGAGAAAATTGATCTTACCGTTGACTATTTTATTTACTTTAGAAATAAATGTTCCATGACTGGAGTATTTATTCAACAATTAAATAGAAATGCAAAAGCAATGGATAGAAAAACTAATGGATATGAACTTATTCAATTAGATGATTTTAAAGACACTTCAGGAACCACAGATGGTTCGGATGTTGTTTTAGCACTTTATTATCCATACAGGGAAAAAATTGCGAGGTGTGAGGGCTATCCTATACAAAATGTACTCAAGAAAAGATTTAGGTTACTCCAAGTCTTAAAGAACAGATATGGTATTGCTGATTCAAATAAAGGCTGTGCCTTTTATGGAGAAATTGGACTCTTTAAAGAGATTCCAAGACCTGATGAAATTGGTGATTATGAGCCATACTTATCACTAGATTATTTAAAACCAAATGAAGATAACAATGAAGACATGAACGTATTTAAATTTTAGCTATGGCAGAATTAGGAGCAATTGTCGGCGAGAGTGGATCAGGAAAGTCAACCTCATTGAGGAACTTAGATCCAAAAGAAACATTTATTATAAATGTAGCCAGAAAAGCTCTGCCCTTTAAAGGGCGTAAGAAAAATTATAAGGAACTGACTGTTGACCCAGAAACTCACAAATATGTGGGAAATCTGTACAACACGAGCAGTGTAGAACAGATTGCAAAGGTTTTAAAATTGATTGATAAAACTATGCCAAACGTAAAACAAGTTATTATTGATGATAGTCAATATTTAATGAGTTTTGAGGCAATGGATAGAGCTAGTGAAAAGGGTTATGAAAAATTTACTCAAATTGCTCAGCACTTTTTCTCAGTCTTAAAAGAAGCTATGGATATGAGAGAGGACTTGAAAGTATTTATTCTGACACATGCAGAAAATACTGGGGATAACTTAAATCCTAACTTTAAGATTAAAACAATTGGTAAAATGATCGACAACATGATTACTGTTGAAGGTTTGTTCACTTATGTATTATTTACAACAAGAATCAAAGATGATGATGGAGTTCTTCACTATAAGTTTATGACTCAAAGTGATGGTACAACCACTGCAAAAACGCCGATGGGATGCTTTGAAAGCAATCTAATAGATAACGATCTGCAATATGTATTTGCGCAGATGGATAAATATAACAACGACGAAGAATAATGAAACAAGTAATTGTATCTTTTAATTTTGATCCGGAAACTGAAGTAGTTTCTGAGGTTAAATGTGTGGTCGACGGTGTCGAGAAGAAAAAGAAGACTACGAAAAAAGTAAAAGACATAGAAGAGGAAATGGCAAGTGAGGCTATTCTTGTTCTTGAACCTAATAAAATCACTTTTAATAATAAAGCAGTTGCAGAAATGGAACTAGAATATGAAGATAGAGTGGTTATTAAATGGGAAAGACAAGGTAAGCAGATGATTCCAATTATTGGAAAAGATATTGCATTTGAAGAAGAGGGTACTGGAAACAAGATCACTAAAGCAAATACAATAACTTACAAAGGTAAAGCTAATGCAGTTCTTGCAGAAGCAGGATCAGAATTCACAATAGAATTAGTTAAAGAAGGAATTTGGAAACTAATTTCAACATCAGCACCTATTACTGCAGATGAGACTTTCACATTAGAGGAAGTTATCAAAGAGGCAGAAGATACTGAGCCAGACCTTTTAGTTGAAACAGATGAGGAAACAGAAATAGATGAATTACAATTTCAACTTTAATTAAACAATTATGAGTTTTTCATTCGCAACAACAGCAGGAGCGTCACAAAGTAGCGCAAAACCAAGATTAAGCGGAAACAATATTTATACAGTCAAATTTGATGGCTGTGAAATTCAAGATATAAAGGGTGTGAAAGACCCCAGTAAAGAATATAAAGTTCTTAAACTGAAATTTTCGAATGACGAAGGTACATACGAGCATACCATTTTTGAACCAAGACCCGAAGACTTCGAAAGAGGTGAAAGTAAATATAATGATAAAACTACGGGAGAGGAAAAGAAAATTCCACAAGCATCTGGAGTGGAAAACGTGATGTTATTATTTAAACATGCTATTGACGCAATCAGTCCTGCTATTGGAAAGCAGATTGATGAGGGGACCAAAAATCTTGGCGCCAAAGATTGGACGGACTTAAGAACCCTAGTATCTAAAATTCTAGATCTAGGAAAAGGGGCCGAAGTTCAAATT